CTATGACGCCGTTTTTATCTCTCCATGTGGTACATACACCCAGTCGATATGGTTCTCTGTGTAGATCTTCGTGGACTTCGCGTCACTGTGAGCCATACGTCCTTGCGGATCTATTCCCTGCTTATCAAACAGAAACGCTGAAAGCGCCCGTATCTCGTGGAATGTAGGCCGCTGTTCTTCTGGTAGGTTGCTGGCAACGCCAACTTGATCCCGCATTGCAGAGAAAGATCTGCTTAAATAGTCCGGCGCAACTTGTGTCGGGTGTTTAACCTCTTTGCTTGTTGGATTGCTACGTTTTAGCGGCAACCGATGCACGACGTAAGGGCTGGCGACATTATCTCGGCTCCGCTCAATAATTTCTTTTATAACTGGCCCAATTGGGATGGCAACGTGTGATGCTTCTTTATGCTGTACTTTCTGGCGGTGAATAAAAAGCGTCCCGTAAATATCGTCTTTCGGTTCGCTGAACCATACACAACCGCAAATTCCCTCGCTGGGTTGTTTTATAGAATAACGAATACGCGAAACCTCTAACCGGGCATGCGTAGTTTGAAGCGCAAGATCCATTGCTGTTTGCAACCACAATGGTGAGGCTCTATAAATTTTTAAATAGTCCTCGAATGAAAGGCGACGCCTGATTTTAGAATCAACACGACGCATTTTTTTACGTTCTGCTGGGTTATCCATCATCAGCGACTCATCAACGGCGTAGCTGAATAGTTTTTTTAAAAAACTGACTTTTCTATTCTGCACATTAGCGGATGCTTCTGAGTGATATTTTTTGATGTACCCGTTAACGTGTTCGAGCTCGATATCACAAGCGTAGATATCGCTAAAAAATTCCTTCACACGTTCTATATCATTCAGCCAGACAGACTTCGTATCTTCCCTGGGTTTTTCATCGATGATGGCGCGATCAAGTAGCGCCTGGGCATGAACGGCGAAAGGTTTGGCTTCGCCATTGACACCACCAGACTCCCGCAAAAGGCTTTCGATAGAAGGAGCTGATTCAGGCCTCATGCGGAGGTTGTATTCTCTGGCGATGGCGATCGCAACGACGCGATCGGCACCCAGCGTTTTCCGTTTCCCTGTAATCAGGGTGAATCTGTATTGCCCGGTAGCTTTGTCAAAAAGCAGATAGTCAGGGAGATTCCTGTTCTCCCTTTTACGTGGTCTGGCGGCCATGTTAACCCTCTTGAATTAACCGACGAACGCTTTCGCTGACCATTGAATCGACACCCCATCGCTCAGAAGCACACACAAGAACGGTACCGTCCACAATGCGGCCACGCAATTTGCCGTTTTCAATCCAGCGCTTGATCGTTCTGTTATCTGGTACAGAGCCTGCTTCAAACTCGCGTTTACCCCACAGGCTCGCTTTCATTAACTTGGCCATACGGTTCTCCATACAGCCCGGCTGCACCCGGGCTCTTAGGTTTATTCTTCGGTGCTGGTGGGCAGCAGGCGCTGCCAGATTGCTGATACGTATTTCACCTGGTGGCGGGCGTCGGCCAGCGCATTGTGGGCTACACCATCAAATGGCATATCGCGTTTAGGATCGAAGCCCAGCTGTTTGCCAAGCAACACCATGGTGCGCACGTCGCTGTCGTTCCAGAATTGCCACGGGCAGACATGGCCAGCGCGTTCGTAAGCCGACCGCAGGATAACGTTGTCGAAGTTGGCACCGTTGCCCCAGACTTTCAGGTAGCGCGGGTTGTCAGAATTACGGCTGATAAACGAGCTAAATTCAGAAATCGCGTCTGCGATGTGCCTGGTATCATCGGTGCAAATTGCAGCGCGGGCTTCCGCTGATTGCTTCAACCACCACAGGATGGTATCGCCGTCGGGTATAGCGCCCTGATCCATCGCGCTGGATAGGCTAACGGCCGCATAGAACTCTGCTCCCAGCTCGCCGCTCTGCGGGTCGAAGAATACGGCGCCGATCGCGACAATTGGCGCGGAAGGCTTATTGCCCATGGTTTCTAGGTCGATCATAAGGTGGTTCATTACATATGCTCCAAATCTGATGGTTTAAAATCTTGGCTGCCAGCAGACGGGATTGATGCCGCAGGATAGAGGTAAACCGGCACCTCGTGCTTGAGCTTTGGATCACATCCAATGACTACTGCTGAAATAGACCACATCCAGTTATTTTCATCGTGATCGTTATCATGCATGTGTTCGGCGCATCTTTTAGTAACAAAACCAAATGGTTCCTGCTCCATGACAGCCAGTAACGCACGGGCCATCATTTCAGCCTCTTCAGCAGGAAGCACAACATTGTGCCCAGCGCTATATTTGGCGCGCCATGATGCAATTGTTTGAAGACGCTCTTTGTTTAATTCGCTGGTGGGCATCATTCTTCTTCCTCTGACAAGACCAAACAGGTGTCGTCTGGCACAACGATACTGAGCTGCACGCTGTAGCCACGCTCATGCATGGTATAAATGATGGGCCACGCTGGCAGCGGGGTATCTTCGGCAACTTGGCTGATGCCGATGCTCCACAGTCCGGAGTCGAGGTAATAACCGACCACCTGCATTTCACCCTCGGCAGATTTTAGGTGATAGATACCGGGTTTGTTATAGCAACCAATTTCTTCGCGGATCGCGCCTTCACATTCCAACAGATCATCGCTGGCGCCATAAAATTTTAGTTCTTTTGTCATATCATTCACTCCCTTTGATGCTGATGCCAGCGGCACGAGGCACATTCACCTCAACAATACGCACAGTCGGTTTGTACATCTCTATAGCCGTTAGCCAGTCTGCACCTGTCATTCGCTTTTCAGCATCGCCATTTGTCCACTGCACTGGTACACCGATAGCTTTCATCGCGATTTCAATTTCTCCAGCGATAGCGCTCTTACCACAGCCAGTGAAGCCAGTGACGGTAACAAGGACCTCTCCTTTAGTGGGTTCAGTCTGCGCCTCCAGCTCTGCTATGCGCCTGCCCATCGGCTCAATCTTCGCAACTAACATCGAGTTTGCGCGATTTAGCTCAGCAATCCGCTTCTCTGCGGCGTCCAGGTCATCACCCAGCTTCTGCGCCATCTGAAACCAGTTAGCGCGCTGCTCTTCTTTGTTTCCCAGCTCATCCAGCAGACCTTCAAGCTCATCAATCGAAAGGTGCAAAAGCTTAACCCCGGATTTAAGTGCTGTTTCGAGATAGTTGCGCATCCGCAGCAGTAGCGCCTGTTTGTCGATGTTGCTCATTGGGCGGCCTCCGGGCGTAACCAGATGCAGACAGCTCCATCTTCGGTGTCGTGAATAGACCCGACAAACCATCCTTCACCTTCTGGCGTTTCAGGTTGCCAGGCTGAGATATCGTAACCATCAACAGCCGGATCGATATCTTCTTCATCGCGATAAACAACCTTCCACTGGAGACCATTTTCAGCCAGCCAGGTGTTGAAATCGTCGGACGATATTGATTCACGGCCAGCACAAAACTCATCATAAAGTGGGTGAGTCCAGTAACCGTACTGGTCGCGCTCTGCTGGTAATGCTGTAATTTTGCCCATTGCGCAGTACCTTTATTGAATGTCTTTTACCAACCAGAGCAGCAGAATGGCGATTGCCAGTATGCTGCCCACGATGATCCAGAACACCACTACCTGTGCCCGGTAGGTGTAGGGTTTCACAGGCGTCCCCCCGTCAGTTCTGCAAAACGATTCAGGAATAGGCCATAAGCCTGACCAGGTTTAAGAGGAATAATGGTGAAGTCATAAGATGGGGCGATTCCTTCGAGTACTGGCCAGATAGAGCCATCATCAAGATCCAGATCGCGGCGTTCGGTCGCCAGCATGATGAGATCGGCATACTTAACCGGTGTGCTCATGGTTGCTGGCAGGCCATATTTTTCACGGATGACGATATCCACGGCTTCTTCAATGCGCTGATAATCCGGCAGCAGGCGTTTTAATGGCGCCGGGATATCCTGGCAATAGGCCTCCGCGGCGTCGTGCATCAGTGCTTCAAGAGCAAACTCAGCGGGCACAATCTGGCTGCACAGTACGGCATGCTGGGCGACGCTGTAGAACTCGGGCAGATGGCCAGCAAAGCGACAGATGTTGGACAGCGCAACGGCGATATCTTCCGTGACGATTTGGCTGGTGGTCACATTGCGATAATCGATGTGCTGTCCGGTGTAAGTTTTAAGAAACGGCATATATTCTCCATATATTTGCAGCTGCACCTGCGGCTGATTTCGGGTGTGCGAATCCCTCGCCGGATGGCGATAAATAACGGAATTACGCTTCACTAATTGCCCCGATATGCAGGGCAATTAAGGCTGTGCAATTACGCTTTAAAGTTGCCGATAAATGTTTCGACTGGCTTGCTGTCGAACTTGCCGATCAGCAGATCGCGGAATTCGTCAGCGATGGACTCTTCCTGCGCTTCCAGTTGGACGATACGCACAACGAAGCATGGCTCATGGCTTTTTAGCAGACCGTTTCGCAGACTGAATCGACGCTCGGAAAGACCTTCGTACGGCACGCATTTGAACTCGAAGGCAACCGGCATAACATCTTTGCTGCTGGCCTCCACGCTTTCCATAAGTGATTTTTTGCCGCTGAAATCTTCGTCTTCGTGCGCGGACTCAGATACCTGTTTGATGTTGACGCGGCGTACGGCCTGAGCGGCTTGCGCGATGGTCATGGTGTTACCATTGGCATCAAACGCCGTCAGGAAGTCGCTCCAGTCCTCCAGCCATTCGGCGATCTGCTTCTGGCTGAGGTGATCACCGTTGATCGCCAGCATGGCGCGGAAAGGCGCTGTTTTCTTCAGCTTAACCGAGGCTACGTTATCGGCGTGGCCTGGGTTTTCCAGCGTACCGATGTTGAAGATTGAACGTGCCAGCATGTTTTCGGCATCGATAAAACAGCGGGCCTTTTGCTCGGTGCTGGTGTAGCCGACGGAGTAACGCACAAAGTCGTCGATACTGGTGGTATCCATGGCACCGCGGAAGCGGAAGCGTTCCAGAGACATATTTTCGAGGCTTTGAACGCGGGTACCTTCCGGGAGTAACGCGCTCGGGCATGCCATCGTGTCAATATCTTTGAGGTGGTAGCCAGACAGAACCAGGTCTTTAACTTGCTGGATCGCGCTGCTGTCTAATTGCTGAGACATATAAATTCCTTATTAACAAGTGATCGAGGTGGTGACAGTGAATTGGTTAGCTGCGGTTCACTGAGCCGCTTTCAGCTTTCCATCTGTGGATCCGTTGATTCCGAATAACTGGCCCTGGTCTTCCTGCAGGATGGTGAGTTTTCCGCCGCGGTTGACATACATCGGCGTCTCAGTAGTGTCTTCTTCTGTCGTTTTCCCGCGTGGAGTAGGGCAGGTGTACTGCAATTTGTGCTTGATCATGACGCGCTTCTCTTCGGTCGAGTTGCTCATACGGTCGAGATCAAAAGTAAGTACCACTTTGCCTTTGCTGCCGTTGTTCAGAACACCCAGCGCAGCTGTATTCAGAGCGGCGGCGATTTTGTTGATGAACACGCCGGCATCCAGCTCGCCCAGAAAGTCGGGCACTACGGTCATGCGATCATTGCTCATAGCATTTCCTCTCGGTTAAGCGGCTGCCGCCGCCGTAAGTTTCTCCATACACAACAGAGAAGAGCACCTGCATTTGTTGGCGACTGCAATCGCCATCCTCTTGCCCGGGTGGATTGGGTTATGAGCCCGTCGCCCGGTGATGCTCTTTTCTGTTATGTAAAAAGGGCGGTACCGCGGTAGAACATTACCTTCTTCCTCTCGTGTGGGGTGGAAGACCCGGGTACCGCCAAGACTACACACAGCAATTTGAAGTTGTGGTGGTGGTGCCTCCACCTGCCGGGTGGCCAGTACCGGCGACGTTACACATTAAGAAACGTATTCATTTCTAAAGGTTGAATGAACTGGCCGCGTCACGTGCGCATAGCCGCATTGCCACAACTGGGAGCGCACTCCACCGTTTTCACACCTGTCACCCATAACTGGTAAGTGAAGGAGTGCGCTCTCATGTTGTGCCCTAAAAAGCTGGCGGTTGCCGCTAACGGAGTAGAACGGGCCGCCAGAAAGAGATAAAGGCATATTTTTACGATTCACCTGCCCCGGTTTAGCGGCGCCACCTCGCCGGGGCAGATGTAAAGGGCAGTAACGCTGCCAGACGGCTTATTGGTATGCACAGGCATTTCAAGTCCTGCATCGCGGGGTTTGCTCTCCGCCCCAGGTTCTCCCCGCTATTCTTTAGCGCGCAACCTGAGAAAACCGCCTTCAAGTCTTTCGGCTTTCGCCATGTTCTGAGCGAATCATCCGGTTATTCGTATGCCACCGGCGGCTACTTCGTGGGCGTCCTGCCTGTTCGCTGTTGATGAATTAAATATACTCAAAGGTAATTTACCTGTAAATACTTTGAGGTATATTTTATTGTTGGTTAATCTAATTGATTGAATATGCGAGTTATTTATTTTTTAGACTGGTATTGATATGCTCATAAAAACAGCAATGCGGGGGTGTTTATGGGATATCAAGAAGAAGAAGAGGCGATGCGGCGTTATCAAGAAATGTGCCGGATAGTTGGCGACGTCGTTTTTGCTATGGTTGCGGAGGGGCATGAGACGAAAAGAGTCTCTATCGCTGATGTTATCAGAACAGAAATGATGAAGGGGGATAAGTGGGGGACGGAGCAACTCCAGTGTATGGAGTTGGCCGTAAAGTTACTAGAGGAATGATATTTATAACTTGTTGTATTGAATAGACTCGTGGATCAGAGCCTTTCCCATTACAAAAAACTGATCCTGAGTATCTTCCTCAATGTACCATTTCTCATAAGCTGGGTTGTCCGATAGAACGGCCAGTTTAGTACCTTGCATTTGCAGGCGTTTTACATGAAATGTTTTCCCGTACACGAACGAGTAGACGCCGTCAGTTAGAAAATGACGAACCGAAATATCTACAAACAACCGATCCCCAGATGAAAGTGTTGGTGCCATGCTATCACCATTAACTGTCATCACTTTTACATCGGTAGGATTCCTGCACCCGAACAATGATCTTGCATGTTCGGTGGTGAATTCTATTGCATAGAGAACTTCAACATAGTCAGAAAGCATGTAAGTACCAGCTCCTGCACTGACGCTTAAATCTAAAACTTCGACGCGGTAGACGTCATCCCTTTCGACCTTGGTTAATATTTTTCCCTCATGGCTATTCGCTGGTTGAGGTGCTTGTCCATCTAACCATCCACGTTCAATTTTTAGGGCAGCCTCAATCTGCCTGGCTGCCTGTTCGCCGATATTACGTCTATTAGCTTTTCCGGCAGGGTAAAGCATCCGCGATACAACGGTGGGATCTAGCCCCGCCTTTTCCGCGAATGCTCTTTGTGTTTTGAAGCCTGCGACAAGCTCCGATAACCGTTGCCTGCGAAGTTCAAAAATGTCTGGTGAGGTTTCTGTCTGCATTTCTACATCTTACTAATAAATACCTCAAGGTAAATGACTTTTGGGTATTGATAAATATTTACCTGTAAGTATACTTTGATTGACATTGGAGGCATTATGGAAACTTTAAGAATGTACTTAAACGCCCTGTCGCTTGGTAAACAACGAGAGTTCGCCACTCAGTGTGAAACTTCTCTTGAATACCTCCGCAAGGCCATTAGTAAAAAGCAAAAACTGGGACCGGCCCTATCTGTTTTGCTTGAAACCCATTCAAACGGGGCTGTCAGCAGAAAAGACCTTCACCCTGACGACTGGGAGAAAATCTGGCCTGAGCTTTTTGAAAAGACTAATCAATCAGCAGCTTGATTGAAACCACAGATACAAAGGGGGAGCCGTGGGTAACGAACCTGAATGGAAAGTAGATAAACAGCCAGCCTGGCTGGTGGCTGCTATCAAAAAGACAATAGCTGAGCTGCCAGGTGGTTATGCCGAAGCAGCCGAATGGCTTGATGTCACAGAAAACTCGCTCTTTAACCGTCTGCGCACTGATGGCGATCAGATCTTCCCGTTGGGTTGGGCGATGGTGCTGCAGCGTGCTGGTGGCTCAAACCATATCGCCAATGCCATCGCTCGCCATTCCAATGGCGTGTTTGTTCCGGTTGCGGACATTGAAGATGTAGAGAACGGCGATATTAACCAGCGCTTGATGGAGTCGATCGAGTGGATAGGGAAGCACTCTAACTTTGTGCGTAAAGCGACGGCAGACGGTGTGATTGATGCTGAAGAACGTGCGCAGATTGAAGAGAACAGCTATCAGGTGATCGCCAAATTCCAGGAGCACGTCACGCTGCTATATCGAGTTTTTTGTATCTCTGAAAAGGATGACGCCCGCGAGTGTGCAGCTCCGGGCGTCGTGGCGAATAAATCATTGTGTATGGAGAAATCCGCATGAGCAATTTAACCGCAAATTATCAGCGTTCGCAACTTCGCGCGTTACCGGTTCATGGTGGTAAAGCTGAGGTTGCGTATTGCTATGCCGTAAGAGTACCCGGTGGGTGGGCGCAGGTGAACCACAGCTTTACTGAGTGGGCTGTGGGGGACTTCATTTCACGCGGAGGGCAGAAGAATGACACAGCAGACCAATAATTTTGCCTCTTCAACAGTAGCCATTCCCTTCGTTGCCAGCGCTGTGACGATGAGCAGCCGGGAGATCGCCGCTCTGGTTCGTAGTAAGCATGGTGATGTAAAGCGTTCTGCTGAGCGCCTGAATGCTGCGGGTATTTTAACCGCGCCGTTGGCGCAGTTCGATTTTGAGCATAACGGCAACGTGTATCAGGAGTATCGATTTAATAAACGTGACTCTCTGGTATTGGTTGCCCGCTTGTCCCCTGAATTTACCGCGGCGGTTGTGGATCGCTGGCAGGAGCTGGAGAACACGGCGCTAATTCCTCAAACCCTCCCCGAAGCGCTCCGTCTGGCCGCCGATATGGCAGAGCAGAATGCGCAGCTGTCCTTCAAGGTGCAGCAGGACGCGCCAAAGGTGGCGTTTGTTAACCACTACGTAGAAGCTGGTGGCGCTAAAAGCCTGCGCGAGACGGCGAAAATCCTGAATATGCCTGAGAAAGCAATGATCGACGCACTGATACGGGACCGGGTTCTGTTCCGTCAATCTGGCAATCTGTTACCTCATGCGCTGCGCCAGCGCGAAGGTCTGTTCACCGTCAAAACCGGGACGTCTGACTTTGGTCATGCATACACCCAGACTCGTGTAACACCTCGTGGCGTTCAGTGGATTGCCGAGCGTTATGCCTCTGAGCTGATGGGAGGTTGATATGGCTGAAGTTATTCAATCCATGGACCGTTACTACCGGGATCAGCACGGCATTATCGTTAACGTTATCGGCTATGACCCGATTGGCCAGCGAGTTATATACCGCAGACCGAACTACGAGTGGGAATGTGTGGCACCGCTGATTGTGTTCCGCGCCAGATTCAAGAGGATGGACAAGTGAGCACTTTAATTCAATTGCTCGACCGCCCGATCGCCTACAACCCGGCCTTTGCGAAGCTGAAAGCCGGGAAGATTAAGGCGGGCCCGGTTGCCGCAGTATTCCTTTCCCAGATGGTTTACTGGCATAACCGCATGGACGGTGGCTGGATGTATAAAACGCAGGCCGATATCTCCAGCGAAACAGCGCTTACCCGTGATGAACAGGAGACGGCGCGTAAACGGCTGGTGGCGCTTGGCGTGCTGGAAGAAGCCCGCCGTGGTGTTCCTGCGACGATGCATTACCGCGTCAATGCCGAACGCCTGGAGGCTCTGCTGCTCGAAACAGCTAAGCCAGTGATGAAAGTTGCCCAGGATAAAACCAGATTGCGGGATTCCCAGAATGTGGAAACGCCGCAATCTGAATTGGTGCATTACCGCAAACAAGATTGCGGTAATGCCGCAGACAAGAATGCGGAAACACCGCAAACAAGTATGGGGGAACCAACCGAACAAGCCAGCGGGGATCCCGCAAACTTTCCTACAGGAGATTACACAGAGAATACTCAGGAGATTACACAGGAGAATAAACCCCTTTGTCCGGTTCCGGCGGAACCAGACCCTGAAGTGGTTATTACCGATCAGGCGATTGAGGTTTTAACCCATCTGAATCGGATAAGCGGTTCACGCTACCAGAAATCAAAAACGTCTCTCGAAAACATCCGGGCCCGGCTGCGGGAAGGTTACAGCGTCAGCGACATGATGCTGGTTATCGACCTGAAACATGAGCACTGGCATGACAACGACGAGCAGTACCAGTACATGCGCCCTGAGACGTTATTCGGCCCGAAAAAATTTGAAGGTTATCTGCAGAGCGCAGTGCGCTGGGAGCAGAAAGGGCGACCACTCCGTGAGGAATGGGGCGGTGATCGTAAGCGAGATGCGATGAAGTTTGGACCGGTAGACAAGAGCATACCAGCGGGGTTCAGAGGATGATGATTAACAAATATTGCCAGGCACTTAACGAACTGCGCGCTAAATCGTCGCATGAGTTGAAAGAGGTGGGCGACCAGTGGCGTACCCCTGAGCTGCTGTTCTGGGGCGTTAATGCCATGTTTGGCCCGTTAGTACTGGACCTGTTTGCTGACGAAAGCAACGCTAAATGCCCGGCATGGTACACCGCAGAGGACAATGCGCTGACGCAGGACTGGTCTGCCCGTCTGGCAGAGCTCGGCGGCGCCGCGTTTGGCAACCCGCCATACAGCCGGTCGCAGTACCATGAGAAACAGGCGATCACTGGCATGACCCACATAATGAACCATGCCGCGGATATGCGGGAAAAAGGCGGTCGTTATGTGTTTCTGATTAAAGCCGCACCGAGTGAAACGTGGTGGCCGGAAGATGCCGATCATATCGTTTTCATCCGTGGCCGCGTTGGGTTCGATCTTCCTGAGTGGTTTATCCCGGCCGACGACAAGCAAAAACCCACCAGCGCCTTTTTTGCTGGCGCTATCGCTGTGTTTGATAAGTCCTGGCGAGGTGAGCGGTTTAGCTATATCAGCCGTACCGAGCTGGAAGCAAAAGGCCGGGCCTTTATGTCACTGGCGCAGTTTGCTTTCGGTAAATCTCAGCTTCCTACTATGTCGGCTGTTGCAGTCGAACCTGCTACCGACAAAGCAGAGACTGAACTTCCCCTGAGTCAGAAAAGCATTTTTAAAACCAGCGGGGTTAAGGTATGGGCCTGCGTCAGATCGGCGTTCGGTGACAAAGAAGAGTACACCTTCAGCGAGTCAAAATTCGGTCATACCTGGGCGGCTGACTCTGTTGAAAGCCCTGAGTTTGCTCAGGTCTCGCCAATCACCATAGACAAAGCGAAACAGCTCATTACCGAAAGTATTCTTTTTGGTGTGGATGAATGGTTGTTGTCACTCCAGTTCGCTGATGAGGCAGCGCAGGTAGATATGTCTGACCGCATTCGTACCGTTGCGCTCGAAGCATCCGCCGAATATGGCATGACCAGCAGCGACTTTATCGCCGTGCTGGGAAGCCTTGATGTTTCAAAGTGGACCAACATTCGGCAGATCCGCGCGCATATACGTGAGAAGACAAGGCCTGTAGTGGATCCGCTGCCTGAGTCCCGTATCTGGCCGCTGGAGGTTGGGCTGGTCTTTGAGCAGGTTGATGGCGTTGATCGTCTCGATGTATCCCAGCAGAACAAACTGAAGGCGAACATTAACCAGCTCTGGCTGGAGCGTATGCCCACCAGCGATATTATTGCTGCTGCTAACGATATGGTTAACAGCATGCAGGTAGTGACATGAGAGCCTTATTTACCCCTGAAGTTGTGCCACGCCTCGGCGTGGTACTGCTCAAGCCCGGCAAGGAGCTGATGCGGTTATTTGCTAATGGCCGGGTCCTGGTTGAAGAAGTGCCGGAAAGTATGTCGCGGCTGCCGTCGGGCCGCGTACCTGATGCGCGTCAGCCGCTGGCCAGTGAGAGGACTCTGGATAAGTTTTTCACCGATGAGAGAGTCATCAACGCCGCTGGCGGTATTCCCGCCCTTGAGGCGTGGCTGGAACGGAACGTGAAAGCATGCCAGTACCCGTATTCTGATTATCACCATATGGAGCTGGTTACCATGCGACACCCGCCTGGGGCGATGATGTTGTGCTGGCACTGCGAAAACCAGCTGCGCCAGCAGACCACCGCCCAGCTGTCGGATATGGCCCGCTCCAATGTTGTTGACTGGATAATAGATACCGTTCTGATGCGCCTGCGCTTTAATCGTGAACGTGAGCTGTCACTGGCGGAATTGTGCTGGTGGGCGGTTTATTCCGGCATCGCTGACGCTATTACCGAAAGCATGGCGGAAAAGGCGCTGCAGCTACCCTGCGAACCATTTAAGTCAGTGTACCGGGATAGCGACACTGTGCCGACGGCAACGGCCACCAGAGTTCTGGTTAACAGGCTGGAGGGTTACAGCATTGTTCAGGAATGGCAGGACAGTCCCTTAGAAAAAGCGGTAGTTACTGTCACCGTTGATCATGAATCGCCAGCAACATTTTTTGCACGTCCAAAGCGTATTCGCTGGGAAAACAAATCATTTCTGCAATGGGTTAAGACGCAACCCTGCGTGTGCTGTGGACAGCCCTCTGATGATCCCCATCACCTCATCGGATGGGGACAGGGAGGCATGGGAACCAAAGCCCACGACATTTTTACCCTTCCATTATGTCGGAAACACCATGACCAGTTACATCGTGATGCGGTCAAGTTTGAAAAAGAATTCGGTCCGCAACCGGTATTAATCATTCAAGTGCTGGACCGGGCCTTTGCGCTTGGCGTTCTGGCTTAAGGAGAACTAATGCGAGATATGTATGAAGTTATGGACCGTTGGGGAGCATGGGCTGCAGCTGAAAGTAATGGAGTTGACTGGCAGCCAGTTGCTGCAGGCTTTAAGGGGTTACTTCCACACGGTAAAAAATCGCGTATACAATGTGATGACGATGATGGCATTTTGATTGATGGTTGTGTAGCTCGTCTCCGGTACTACAAGCCAGATGAGTATGAACTGGTTATTGCACATTTCGTCATTGGTATTTCATTGCGTACTATTGCAAGGAAACGTCGATGTTCTGATGGAACTATCAGAAAAGAGTTACAAACTGCCATCGGTTTTATTGATGGTTGTCTCTCAATGCTATGATTTTCTATTTTTTTCCGGTGAAATGATATAAAGAAACTCCCATATGTCTCACATAATATGGGAGATCTGTTGCAGGGTGTTTTGTCGTACTTTTGAAACGAAGTGGAACTGACTCTGCCTCAATTTCAACATCTTGAACGTTTGTAGAAAGATAATTCTTCCAATCATTAAATTTATTTGATGATTTATCAGTTTTTATATAAATAAGAATACCACCATGATCATCTCGGACCGTACCAGTGCCGTATCTTTCTGTTAATTGTACCCATCCATCATGGATATACTTAGGACCATTCCATAGTTTTGCTTCACCAATCCATTCAAATTTACCAAGTTGATGTTTAACTAATATATCAACATGTCCTCCATGTTGAGTATCGTGTTCAGCATCGTAAAGTCTGCCCTTTAAAAAGGTTATAATACAGGATGTTAGCTCATCCTCACCCCATTTTTTGTCTTGAAAAAAGTGTTTGTTGTTTTCGAGATCTTGAATTGCATCATCAAGATCAAGATATAACTGTTTAACGAAAATATCTTTATTTGCTGCTAATTTCCTTTGAACCATCCCTTTAAAGTCAGGGTCAAACCTCATAAGTGACTCAATATCCGCAAGACTATATCCCTTATCGCTCATGGAAGGTCTCCAGAACGTCTGAAGGGGTGAAGTAAGGGAATAAATATTGGTTGAAGTCCTTAACTAATTCACCTGTTTCGGGATGATAGAAGTTGCCTGAATCTAAAGCATATGATATTAAATCATCCTCGACAGATAATGGTTCATCTAGCGTGTCATCTATATATTGAAAATGCATGTTAAGCAGATGAATCTTATAGCTAGAGAAATAATCTGTGACTTTTATTATCAACCTATAATCCTCTGGTGTTTCTAAATCTAAACCAGAACCATTTATAAGTGTTTTATATGTATAGTGTTTAATTTGTCGAGCGTCTTTGCTGATTAAAAATAAAAAAAGCGCGCGACACACATAACGAGTAGGATCATTGAAGTCCTCTTCGATCTGGCTCAGAATGTCACACACCTTTATATCTTTCATTTTATTCCTGCTAGCTTAGCCTTCTTTGCCTCACAAGATCTCACTGAATCCAGAATTTTATTAACAATAAAGACTATAGACTCAATATTGTTGCAATTACTGGCAATAGCTTCATACAAGCGCATCTTAGGGTTGTCTAGCATAGTGCGCTTGCCTGGTAATGTTAGTTCTATAGATAGGATTTGTGAAGCATTTTGCTTCAAGTCCCAGATTTTCCCCAGTTTGAATTTCGTTAGAATCGGGCTGGCAGCTTCCCCACCATGATGATAACTGTCCCTACGCAAGCACTGTTGGCTGGGCTTCAGTTTTAAAGAACTGGTATTGCCATCAGCGGTAATGAATGAAACGTGAGAAATCCTACCATCCACGTTCTCGTAAAGGTCCTGAATTGTACCAAACAGTTCAACTGGTTTGTTTAGGTTTATACCTGCTTGGTCCTTAATAAATTTTTGGACAAGATGTTGTTGAAACTGCGATTCAGAACGTGGCAATACAGATAAATCAACTGTTTGAATTAGTAATTTTTCTGACGGAAGAAGCATCACACTGTTAAAACACTGAGTGACCTGACGTGTTTTGCATTTTATTTCTCCGCCATTTGCTCGAAGCTCTAATCCAGCATCACTAAGGTGGGTTTGGTCAAGTTCAATAATCTCAGTGTAATATGCCTTTGAGACTAAGATAGCAGTTTCGATTTGTTGATTATTTATTACATCAGACTGCAACTCGGCGAAGTGCAGATCGGTATCGGCAGCAAAAAGTTCCTCTTTTGAGAGAGGGGTAGGATACGCTTTGTTGAAACTGCTTTCATCTTTTTTTAAATTGCCAAATGCAGCCTGAATTTTTGGAACATCGCTCTCGTCTAGCCTATAAATAGTGAGTAGCCGTGTACCACTAAAAACCAGCCCTTTCCAAAAGTCGTCAATAACGGACTTCAGCTCCATGTCGCCTTGAACCGCATTGTTCATTCTTTCGATGAATGGCGTAAGGCCTGCCGCTGTAATTCCTAATGATGAACCCAAAAGTTTGCGAGTATTACGCCAGCCGAATCTTGAATTAATATTCCTTACCGTTTGCTCAATCATTAAGCATTCCTTAAACACCTGTTTAGTATGGTTAAACTTTGTGAGAGATATTTTACACAAAATGCTAACGCGTACGCAAAAACTATCGTACTCTGCTAAGAGTTGCTTCAACGATTTCTTCTTAATGTAGATTTCAACACAAAAAAATCGATCTTTATCACCGATATATTTTCCGCTGTTTGTTATTGGTTCTATTTCGCCAAAGCAAGGAGAGGCTATATGGGTCGTTGTGCTGTATGTGAATGTTCTCTGAACGATTCACAAGATGTTGTACATGATAGTGTCGACTATAAGTCATGCCCAAAGTGCTCAGTAGATGCAGGTGTTCATGTGTTTTATAAAACTGAAGATTTTGGCTACAGGGATATGGGCGATGGTCGGCACATAGTTCAATCGTGGTGTCCTTCTTGTCGTTTTGGTGAAGACTCAGCTATTACTGAAGCGTTCAGATGTAAGTGACCAAGACATTTCCAACAAGGCTGCCAATCGGTGGCCTTTTTTGTACCCAAATAATGCCCATTGTAATTCCACTACAGAGCTTTTTAGGTGAACGATAGGGAAGCAATCCGGCAGGGTGATTAGCGAAGGTGCATTGAATTAGTATCCCTGCCATAGAGCCGTATTGCGTTTCTGAACACCAACAGATCTTGTCAATCCAAAATGTGTTGGCTTGTTATTCCTTTGAGTTTGCATGGTTAGTTTCGGTTATGTATTATGCCGGACCCGGCCCTTTAGCTCAGTTGGTTAGAGCGTGCGACTCATAATCGCCCGGTCGCTGGTTCAAGTCCAGCAAGGGCCACCAACCGCCACTAGCTCATCTGGATAGAGCATCAGCCTTCTAAGCTGAGGGTACGAGGTTCGAGCCCTCGGTGGCGGACCAGGCGTTGTTAGCTCAGATGGATAGAGCGTTGCCCTCCGGAGGCAAAGGCCACTGGTTCGACTCCAGTACAGCGCACCATGCGGTCATCGTATAATGGCTATTACCTCAGCCTTCCAAGCTGATGATGCGGGTTCGATTCCCGCTGACCGCTCCAGTTTTTGAATGAGCGCTGCTTTTTGCAAAATTGCTGTGTGAAAATACTGACCTTTGGGTTCAGCGCTCATCCGAAAGCACTCTGCCTAAATCCGATTAACCTTGGGTGGTTTGTTGGATAGAGTGCCTCTACATTTTACAGAAACCTCGTCTCGGCGGGTTTTTTCCTTTTCTGGGCTGCGCATTCGCGTGGCCTTTTTTATTTCCTTCACACAGCACCCGCACAGCGAGGTGAGAGATGATGAAAATGCCACATAACCCTACTAACTGGCCTGACTGGCTGGAACTGTTCCAGAGCTGGTGGCGCGGAGAAACTCCGCTGGGCGCTGTTTTAATGGCGTTTGTCATGGCAGCCCTTCGAATTGCCTACACCGGCGGCGGCTGGAAAAAAATTGTACTCGAAGGGCTGCTTTGCGGAGCGCTGACTCTGACGGTGGCATCGGGGCTGGAATACCTGGAATGGCCTAAATCCATTTCCATCGCCATCGGCGGAGGTATTGGTTTTATTGGCGTGGAGCAGTTCAGAAAGCTCCTGCTGAATGTGATTAACATCCGATTTGGAGGCGGTAATGCAGCAAAATAGTCCTCGCGGTATCCGAAACAATAACCCCGGTAACATCCGCTGGGGTGACGACTGGAAAGGTCTGGTGCCGGTGGCACAGCGTACTGACAAATCATTTTGCCAGTTCGTTAAACCTGAATACGGCATCCGGGCGATGGTTATCGTTCTGCGCAACTACCAGCGCAAGCATGGCCTCAACACCATTTCCGGCATTATCAATCGCTGGGCACCCACCAACGAGAACGACACCCAGTCCTACATTAACAGCGTGGCAAAGGCGACAGGCGTGACACCAGACCAGCGGATCGACACCAATGACAGCCGATTTATGATGAAGCTGCTACAGGCGATCATCCAGCATGAAAATGGTGTTCAACCGTATACCTTTGATGTGTTCGTGCAGGCGATAGAGCTGACGGCATAATGCACTAAAAAATGCCGTTCACCCGTCGGAACGGATAACACAATATCCGGCGTTAATCGATTAGCAGAGTATATAAAAAGCAAAAACCCCGATTGTTGGCCGCAGTCGGGGTTTTCTGTTTCTGCACCTTGGGATGGCAAGGGAGAACATGTGAAGAATAATAGCAACAAAACATCGTTACGTATAGGTGGAAAAATGAGCGAGAGTGGAGCTGATAAAGCGGGAATAACCCTGGCACATTACCTCGGAATTGCGGCGGTATTGTTTTCAGTCGCGGCCCTGATATGGGCAATAAAATGGTGGTGAACCATGCTCACTTTGCTGGAAAAGTACTGGAAGCCGTTGGCGCTGATACTGCTGGTGGCCGGTGCGTTTGTCTCGGGGGATATCTGGCGCGATCGTGCGTGGCAAACAAGATGGTCCGAGCGGGACAGCGCAGAGTCTTCTCAGGCTGCGAACGCGCAAACCGCTGCCCGCATGATTGAACAAGGGCGCACTATTGCCCGTGATGAGGCTGTAAAAGATGCACAAGCGCAAGCTGCTAAATCTATTGCCACTGCTGCTGGTCTGTCTGCCACTGTTAGCCAGCTGCAGCAACAAGCCAAAAAACTCGCCACCCGCCTGGACGCCGCAAAGCACACCGCAGATCTTGCCGCTGCCGTCGGAAGCAAAACAGCCAGCGCCAACGCCGCAATGCTTGCCAACATGCTCGGAAGCCTTGCAGCAGAAGCTAAATATTATGCTGGACGATCTGACGAGAGCTACCGCGCAGGAATGACGTGCCAGAAGATTTACGACTCGGTCAGGGAGTCAAATAAGCCACACTTTTAGCACGATAGTGTGGCTCAGAGAATATATCAGGTGCTGGTCGTTTATACCTTTACCTGATCTGGTGACTGAGCTTTTGATACGCGTTCTGGTAATACAAAAGTCACTTCGAGAAAAAGACGGAGAAATGAGACAAATTCTGCGGCTTCTGCATCACTGGATTCAAGTTCGTGGACAGCCTCATTGCCATCCATGCGGATACGATGGGCCCAGTTTTTCATTGATTCTGTAAGAATACCGTCGGCTCTTGCTTTTTCTATTCGGGAAAGCAGATTACCATTTTCGTAGCCGAGGTTGCGCAAAGCAACCTCCAGAACACTCCGGCAACCCACAACTATGCGGGGAGCCGTGCGCTTCATCTGGATATCTTCCTGTAATTCGATAAACGTCCTTCGGATCTTCTCGGGATAGTATGGTGAATCATCTGGATTTTTTAATTCCGGGTACACCGTAATATTTTGAGGCGTGACCCCGTTGAGAGTCCATGCTGCATCCGTTGTGCTTTTCTGAATTTTCTGCAGTTCACCGTGATGGCACTGGAAGGCCAGCAGAACTGGACCATAGCATTCGGGACAGGTTGCAGTGGAATAAGCAGAGAGCACTGTGTTGTTGCTAACGGATCGGACAGAAAACGTCGGACGGCCATTGGCTTCATTTAATGCCATGGGTTCGCGGCAGGTGTATTCAGTAATGCGCTGGATATTCAGATGAACCAAATGAAGACAGTGTGGGCATTTAATTTTAATGGAGTACATATATGACCTCTGCTGAACTGATCAATCGCTTCGAACAATGTATCACAGATTCTGTTATCGACTCGGTCACATCGATCGAAAGGCAATTTGCTCTGACACAGTCAGAGTGCGGCTGGCATGAAGCGATTAATGCGTTAGCAATGGCATTTGTGATTGCAGATCGTCGCCGGCATTTTCTCGAAAATGCGCCATCATTGTCAGTATCCGGCGCGAAACCGGTTAGCCATAAGCCAGAATAGTTATCAATTGAGTGGGTCCTCCTGGCGATTTGGAACACCGAGGGGGCGAGAACACGCGGAAAAAGCCAAATTTTTGCATTTTTATCGACCATCACCACCACTTCAATTTATTGATTATCGGGGATAAAAAAATTCCCGGTGTCGAATTTGCCTGTTTTTTGTTCATCACTGGAGCTGATATGGATCAGGAATTAAAAAACCAGTTGCTGAATGTCAGCCAGCTCGCTGCGCTTTCTGGCGTCCACCGACAGACCGTCGCCGCGAGACTGAAAAATGTCGGTACGTCCGGCGGCCATGACAGCAACCTGAAGCTGTATTTACTGACCGATGTTCTGGCCGAGTTAATGAAACTGCCTCCCCCGGTTGCTGAGGGGGAAATGGATCCACAGGACCGGAAAGCCTGGTATCAGTCGGAACGTGAAAGACTTAAATTTGAGCAGGAGGTGGGGGAGCTGATCCCCGCCTCTGACGTGGCGCGCGAGTTTGCGGAAATGGCAAAAGCCATGATTCAGGTGCTTGAGACGTTACCGGATATTCTGGAGCGTGATTGTGCACTGGCACCTTCTGTGGTGACCCGCGTTCAGAGCATTATTGATGATCTTCGGGATGACATTGCCCGCCGGGTAATGAGTGACGAAAAAACTGAGGAGGATATCCCGGAGGAAGAATAATGTCGGTGCTGGCGACTGCGCATACGCTGAAACAGGATACCGGCCATTTAATCAAGGCCCCCCGCAGAATGCCGGTTGCTGAGGCTGTTGCGAAATATATGCGTGTTCCCACATCCGGCGGTAACTCCGTACCATGGGATCCGATGGTGGCTCCCTATGTACTGGAGCCCATGAATTGCCTCGCATCCCGTGAATATGATGCGGTTGTGTTTGTCGGTCCGGCACGAACGGGGAAGACCAATGGCCTGATTGATGGTTGGGTGGTTTATAACATCGTCTGCGATCCGTCAGATATGCTGGTGGTTCAGATGACGCAGGATAAGGCGCAGGAGCACTCTAAAAAACGTCTTGCCCGAACTTTCCGCGCCAGCCCTGAGGTCAGAAAATGCCTCAGCCCGCGGCGCAACGACAACAACGTACACGACAAATATTTCCTTTCCGGTAGCTTTCTGAAAATTGGCTGGCCATCCATTAACGTCATGTCGTCATCCGATTTCAAGTGCGTAGCGCTGACGGATTACGACAGGTTCCCGGAGAATATCGACGGGGAGGGCGATGGCTTCTCTCTGGCCTCCAAACGTACCACCACCTTTATGTCTGCCGGGATGACGCTGGTGGAGAGTTCTCCGGGTCGTGATATCCGGGACAGCAAGTGGCGCCGGAAGTCGCCGCATGAAGCCCCGCCGACAACCGGGATCCTTTCGCTGTACAACCGCGGTGACCGTCGGCGCTGGTACTGGCCGTGCCCGGACTGCGGGGAATATTTTCAGCCTGAAATGAACGCGATGACCGGTTACCGCGAAGAGCCGGATCCCGTGAAGGCCAGCGAAGCGGCACACATCTTATGCCCTCACTGCGCTACCACGATCACCGCCGACATGAAACGTGAGCTTAACGGACGCGGCGTCTGGCTGCGCGAGGGCGAATGCATTGACCGCGACGGCACGGTGTCTGGTGACGCGCGTCGCTCCCGTATCGCCTCGTTCTGGATGGAGGGCCCGGCGGCGGCCTACCAGACCTGGGCACAGCTGGTCTATAAGCTGCTGACGGCGGAACAGGAATACGAGGCCACCGGGAGTGAGGAAACGCTGAAGGCGGTAATTAATACCGACTGGGGGCTGCCGTATCTCCCCCGGGCGGCGAACGAGCAGCGCCGGGCCGACGTTCTGATGCAGCGGGCGGAGGATTACGGCAAGCGCCTGGTCCCGCCAAAGGTGCGTTTTCTGCTGGCGGCGGTGGACGTGCAGGGCGGCAAAAATCGTCGCTTTGTGGTGCAGATAATCGGCTACGGCGAAAACGGCGAGCGCTGGCTTGTCGACCGCTACAACATCCGCCAGTCGCTGCGCTGTGATGAGCATGGCGAAACCTCACCGGTTCACCCCGGAGCCTATCCGGAGGACTGGCAGCTGCTGGTCACCGACGTACTGGAGAAAACTTACCGTCTGCAGAGCCATCCCGAGCGGCGCATGCCGGTGCTGGCAATGGCGGTCGACAGCGGCGGTGAAGAGGGTGTGACCGACAATGCCTACAAATTCTGGCGGCAGTGCCGCCGGGACGGACTCGGCAAGCGCGTGTACCTGATTAAAGGGGACAGCACGAAGCGGCAGAAAACCATCACCAAAACCTTCCCGGATAACAGCGGTCGCGCTGACCGGCGCGCCGAAGTCCGCGGGGAGGTGCCGGTATACCTTCTGCAGACCGATACCCTGAAAGACCAGCTCAGCAATAACCTGGCCCGTGAAACACCCGGGGCGGGGTATATCCATTTCCCTGACTGGCTGGGGGAATGGTTCTACGACGAGCTGACCTATGAGGAAAGGGGGACCGACGGCAAGTGGCGCAAACCCGGTAAAGGCAATAACGAGGCCTTTGACCTTTTCTGTTACGCGCAGGCGGTGGCCGCTTTACGGGGATACGAAAAAATCAGGGACTGGGAAAACCCACCGGCCTGGGCACGGCCGCAGGACGTGAACACAAACCACTCAGGAGGGGACAGACCCCGGGAGATAACTACGATGAATACTGCACCTGCCCGACAGAAAGCGCCGGAGCCGGCCGTGAAAAACGGCGGCCCCTCCAGCGGATGGCTCGGCTCGTCAGGTAACGGAGGCTGGCTGTGACAAAAGATGATGTTTACCAGATGCTGCTGACGGTGCGTCAGGCCTACCGGGATTCACTGGACGGCAAAAGCGTGTCATTCACCGGGGTCAACGGTCGGGCGATTACCAACCACGATCCTAAAGCGCTGCGTGACGAGCTGGATTACTGGGAAAGACGCTGGCGGTCACTGAGCAGCCGTGGCGGTTCGTACAAACTCGCTAACTTTCTGTAAGGCATACCATGGGATTATTTGAAAAAGCACTGGGCGCCATCTCGCCCGGGTGGGCGGCGGCGCGCGCGCAGAACCGGCTCAGGCTCAGGGCCTATGAGGCCGCGCACCCGTCCCGCCTGCAGAAGGGGAAAAGAGAGTCTCGTTCGGCGGATACCGCCGTCTTTGCCGCCGGGACCTCGCTGCGCGAGCAGGCCCGCTGGCTTGACGAAAACCACGATCTGGTCATTGGTCTTTTTGACAAGCTGGAAGACAGGGTGATTGGCGCGCACGGGATCCACGTTGAGCCACAGCCGCTGGATCTTCAGGGTAATCTGCATTCGGATTTTGCCGGGCAGCTGTCCGCGCTGTGGGCGGAGTGGTCGGTACGTCCGGAAGTGACCGGGATGTTTACCCGACCGGAAGCCGAACGGCTTTTGCTGCGCTCGGCGCTGCGGGACGGGGAAGTGTTTACGCAACTGGTGCGGGGTAATGTGGCTGGCCTGCAGCATTCAACGTCGGTGCCGTTTTCGCTGGAGCTGCTGGAGGCGGACTTTGTGCCGTTTAACCTGAACAGCACCGCCGGTCAGCAGGTCCGCCAGGGGATTATCGTTAATGCCTGGGGAAGGCCGACGGGCTACCGGGTGTATAAAAATCACCCCGCCAGCTTTACCGGGCTGAACGCCGATTTAAAAACCATTCCTGCCGACAGCATGCTGCATCTGGCCCAGCGTAAGCGCCTGCACCAGCTGCGCGGTATCAGTCTGATCCACGGTGTGATAACCCGCCTCTCCGACATTAAAGACTACGAAGAGAGCGAGCGCGTGGCGGCACGTATTGCGGCGGCGCTGGGGTTCTATATCAAACGGGGCGATGCGGCCTCACTTGATGGAGACGCTGACTACTCAACGCCGGGGGCCCCGCGGCATTACGACATTGCGCCGGGCATGATTTACGACGAGCTGAAGCCCGGCGAGGACCTGGGCATGGTGGAGTCTAACCGTCCAAATGTACATCTGTATGAGTTCAGAAACGGGCAGATGCGCGCCGTGGCGGCGGGCACGCGCGGCAGTTATTCCAGTATTGCGCGGGATTACAACGGTACCTACAGCTCCCAGCGGCAGGAGCTGGTGGAGAGTTTTGAAGGTTACAACGTTCTGCAGCAGTGGTTCGTGGGGCAGCAAAGCCGCCCGGTATACCGGAACTGGCTGGCGATGGCGCTGCTCAGCGGCATAACCATCCCGTCCGACGTGGATAAAAAATCCCTGTACAACGCGCTCTATCTTGGACCGGTGATGCCGTGGATCGACCCGGTGAAAGAGGCTGCCGCCTGGAAGGCGATAGTCCGCGGCGGGGCGGGTACCGAGGCTGAGTGGACGCGCGCCCGCGGGAAGAATCCGCAGGAGGTCAAGCGCCAGCGGCTCCGGGAAACTGAATATAACCGAGAAAACGGGCTGGTGTTCGACTCTGACGCCGCCAATGACAAAGGAGCAACGCCAGATGCAACGGCAAAAAATACCGACGATAAAAACGCGTCGGACGCTGATGATTAATCCCTGTGCGAGCCTCGCCGGGGTCGATGCCGCCAACGGCCAGTGCTGGTATGAAATCCGGGCGCAGGCTGCCGGGCGGGTGGAAATCTTTCTCTACGACGTGATTGGCGGATGGGGCATTACCGCCCAGCAGTTTGTCACCGACTGTAAGGAGGCGGGCGTCTTTGAAGCCAGCGCGGTGGATCTTCATATCCACAGCCCGGGCGGTGATGTGATGCACGGCTTTGCCATCTTCAACACGCTTTCCCGGCTGAAAGCGAAGGTGGATATCTGGGTGGACGGCGTGGCGGCCAGCATGGCCTCCATGATTGTCTGTCTGCCCGGTGCCACGGTCCATATGCCGGAGAACGCCTGGATCATGATCCACAAACCGTGGGGCGGCGTTGCCGGTGATTCGGACGAGATGCGCGACTATGCCGACTGGCTGGACCGCAATGAGGCGCTGATGCTCGGTGCCTATATGAACAAAACCGGACTCGGGCAGGAGGAGCTGGAGGCGATGCTGAAAGCAGAGACCTGGCTCAGCGGTGCGGAGGCGGTGGAAAAAGGGTTTGCCGATCTGCTTGAACCTGAACTGCAGGCCGCGGCCTGTGTGAACGAAAATAAACTGAAGGATTACCAGAACATGCCTGAACAAATTAAAAATCTCTTTACGCCGCGCGCCCAGGCTCCGGAAAACCAGCCGACGGCGCCGCAGGCCCCGGCACCGCAGGCGACGCAGACTATCCAGCCGTCACAGCCCGTGCCGCAGCCGGCTAACATTGATATTACCGCCCTGGCGGCGCAGCTCCAGCAGCAGATTCAGACCGCGAACGCTGAGCGCGTCACCGCCGTGTCCGCCGTGTTTGAGGCCTTTCCGGCGTTTGCCACGCTAAAAGCGGAGTGCGTTGGCGATATTTCCTGTTCGGCGGAACAGGCCCGCAGTAAGTTACTGAATGCGCTGGCCGCCGGAACGACGCCAAGCGCGGGGCCGGTGCATATTTATGCCGGAAACGGCAATCTCGTCGGCGACTCCATTCGTGCGGCGATTATGACCCGCGCCGGCTATGCCCAGGCAGAAAAGGACAACGCTTATAACGGTTATACCCTGCGCGAACTGGCGCGCGCCTCGCTGGTGGATCGTGGCATTGGCCTGTCCGGTCATGGTACGCCGATGGCGATGGTCGGTCTGGCCTTTACCCACAGCAGCAGCGACTTCGGCAATATCCTGATGGACGTGGCGCATAAGGCTGCGCTGCTGGGGTGGGATGAGGCGGAAGAAATCTTTGACCAGTGGACCCGCAAAGGCACGCTGACCGACTTTAAGACCGCACACCGTGTCGGGCTGGAAGCATTCCCGACCCTTCGTCAGGTCAGAGCCGGCGCGGAATATAAGTACGTTACCCTGAAGGATCGCGGAGAGCCGATTGCGCTTGCCACCTACGGCGAGCTGTTCAGCCTTGACCGTCAGTCCATCATCAACGATGACATGGACATGCTGACCCGTATCCCGCAGGCGATGGGCAGCGCGGCGCGTGCAACCGTCGGCGATCTGGTGTGGGCGGTACTGACCAGCAACCCGAAAATGTCCGACGGTAAACCGCTGTTCCATGCCGATCACGGTAACCTCGTGGCGGCGGATCTGAGCATTGAAGGACTGGACAGCGGGCGTAAGGCGATGCGCATGCAGAAATCCGGCGAACGTCGTCTCAATATCCGTCCGGCCTTTATGCTGACGCCGGTGGCGATTGAGTCCCGTGCGAATCAGCTGATCAAATCCGCCAGCGTGCCGGGAGCTGATGCTAACAGCGGTATCAACAACCCGATCCAGAACTTCGCCACCGTGCTGTCAGAAGCCCGACTGGACGACAACAGCGAGACCGACTACTACCTGGCGGCGGCGCAGGGACGCGACACCATCGAGGTCGCGTATCTGGACGGGATCGACACGCCGTATCTGGAGCAGCAGCAGGGCTTCACCGTGGACGGTGCCGCCTATAAGGTGCGCATCGATGCCGGCGTGGCGCCGCTCGACTGGCGTGGGCTGGTTAAAGTCACCAAAAAATAATGACCGCCGCCCGGCGGTTTTTTTTATCCCGGGGCAGCGAGGCTGCCCTTTTTAGTGCGGAGAAAAACGATGTCAAAAAATTACTATCAGGATGGCAACACCATGGACTGGAACAACTCTACGGGAAAAACCGTGGTGTCCGGTCAGGCGGTGGCGGTCGGTAATATTACTGGCGTGGCCCACGGTGATATTCAGGACGGGGAGTCCGGCGTGCTGCATATGACCGGCGTGTTTATTCTGCCAAAAGTGGCGGATGAAACCTGGCCACGGGGGACAAAACTGTACCTGGATGACGCTGGCCTCCTGACGGCGGTGGTCCCGGCAGATAAAGCGGTGGTGGCGGGGACGGCGTGGATCACCTCCGGTGCCGGGGAGGCCGACAGCCACGTTCGCCTGGGGTTCTGATGAACCGCTTTCGTGAACGTCTGATAAAAGCCGATGCCCGGATAAACCGGGCATTTGCCGAAACGGTGCCGGCAATTCTGTCTATCGGAAATGAACGGCGCCCGGTGACGGTGATTTTTGAATCACCCGATGCGCCCGTCAGCGTACCGGGCGGCGGCGAAATTCAGGACCATTCGCCCGCTTTCAGCGCTATGACGGCGGATATCACCGGGCTGTCAAAGCACGATGGCGTAGTGATAAACGAGATAGCGTACCGCGTCACGCACGTCGGCACCGATGAGGAAGGGCGGACGCGGGTCACGCTGGCGTACGGCGAGCCGGGTAAACCGCAGCCTGCCATTGATAGATGGAGTTGATATGGCCCGGGAATCGCGCCTGCGACGGGACCTGCCCGTTGATATTGATGTAAATGCCATCTGGCGTATTGCGGAAAATATTGGCGCCACCCAGAAACAGTTCAGGGCCGCCTACTCGCGTGCGCTGAGACGTACGGCCGCCACGCTTCGAAAAAAAGCCATGGCGGATCTGAAAGGCGGGCTGGCGCCGCGGAGTATGAACCTGGTGCGCCGTCGTCTGCTGTCGTTCCGGCTCGACAGGGGATCGCAGCTGGATAATTTCCGGCTCTGGTTTGGTCTGAATGCTATCAAGGTGAAGGACCTGAAAGGGCGGATTTCCGGTCGGGTCCGCCCGCACCATAACCGGCGGGATAAATCGACGGGGCGCTATATCAAAGCGCGCAGGCAGACGCAGGATGCGGGCTTTGCCCCTAAAGGCAATCTGCTGGCCTCGCAGACGTTTACCAACGGCGAAGTTGCACGCTCACGGCGCGATAACCGGCGGACCGTTGTGATCCGCGACCCCGATACGCGGCGGACCCGGGAAGCGGAAGTGGATATCTATGAGCCCATGCTGAACTACGTGGAGGACAACGCGTTTGCGGAGGCCATGGATATTTTTATGCGTCACTTTGAAAGCGATATCCGCGGACGGGTGAAGGCGAAAATTTCGGTGTGAGGTAAACAATGGCGGAGCCACTTCTGCTGGGGCAGTATCACGACGCGGTGATCGCCGCGCTGAAAAAAATTAACTGGGTCCGGGATGCGGATGCCTATCCTGAAAAAAATGTGCCGCGATTTTCTGGTCTGGTCACGCCTGCGGTGTATTTCACGATTAACAGCTGGGAACAGGACGGGGGTAACGAGGGGCAGCTCAATATCGGCCTGACCTGCGATCTGTTTGTGGTGGTCGATGCTGCAGGGGCGGGCGTCTCCGTTCCTGAGATATTTGTCCGCACGGCGGCGGCAGACATCACCCAGTGGATTGACGGGCAGCAGTTTGGTCTGGGTCATATTGAGCCCGCGGTGTTCACAATGGCGGAGCGCGATGAGTTCGATCCCCGAATGGACGATTACCTGGTCTGGCGTATTTCGTTTACTCAGGCAGCGGCGTTCGGCGTGGATCCGTTCGCCCGCAGCGGTGCACCGCTCAGCCAGGCATGGCTTGGTAAGGCACCTGATATCGGGCGGGCGCACGTGGACGACTATCGACTTATCTGGGAGGCGAAACCCGATGAGTGATATTGAAGGAGATCTGCAGCGGCGGCTGGCCAATCTGGTACGACGTGGCGTCATACACTCCGTGCGGCATGACAGGGTGCCAAAATGCCGTGTTGACCTGGGCGATATTATTACCACCTGGCTTCCCCTCTGTCAGGGGTTCTCCGGTGCCAACCGTTCGGACTCGAATCCTTATGCGGTCGGTGACGCGGTCACCGTGCTGTCCGAGGCGGGGGAGCTGAATAACGGGCGCGTGTTTCCGGGCTGGAATACCGGGGGGCAGCCGGTCCCCGAGGGGAGTGACGGCGAACATATCACCCGCTACGGTGACGGGACTGAGGTTCGATACGATCGTGCCGGACATGCGCTGACGATCACGCTGGTTGAGGGGGGAACCTACACCATCAAAGGCAAAGGCACGCTGGATGGTCCGGTAGAAATTACCGACACCCTGACCGTTCAGGGGGTCACACAGCTCAATGCCGACACAAACGTTGTCGGAAACCTTGGTGCAACGCAGGAAATTGCCGACGGTACCGGGAAGATGAGTGAAATCCGTGAAACCTTTAACGACCACGATCACGATGAAAACGGTGACGGCGGCGGTACCACGAATCCCCCTAATCAGAAAATGTGACCTGCTCTGGCAGGTTTTTTTATACCTGGAGATAAAACATGGCTCAGTTACATGGTGTTGAAACAATCGAACTGACGTCGGGCACGGTGGCCGTCACGACGATCCAGACCGCAATTATTGGGCTGGTGGGGACGGCGCCGGACGCGTCGGCGGGGACCGCGGCCACCGGCGCGTCGGGTACCCCGATTCTGGATAACGTGGTGAATTTTACGGCCACGCTGACGGGCAGGGCCGGAAACGTGGTGCGGGTGGTGGCGCAGGCGGCTACCCCGGATACGGATAATCCGGCGGCCATTCCCACGACCGCCGCGTGGGATGCAAAAATGCTGACGCTGACCGTCACGCTGGGCTGCGATGACAAAGGTAAGCTGGTGGCGACCGCCAGCGATGTGGTCAGCGCCGTCGGGGCGGTGGCGGACAGCAAGGTGAAAGCCGCCGGGGAGGGTGCCGGTCTGGTCTCTCCGTTCAGCCTGACGCTTTCGGGCGGTGAGGATGAACCTTTCCCGCTGAATACACCGGTGGCCATCGTGGGTACCACGATGCTGTCGCGGCTCGGGGACAAAGGCACGTTGAAACAGGCGCTGACGGAAATTAACGACCAGCGTAATGCGCTGGCCGTGGTGGTTCGCGTTGCTGAGACTGAGGACCCGGCGAAACAGCGCGCCGCCGTGACGGCAGGTATTGCCGCATTGTCCTCCAGTAAATCAGTGACCACGTATCAGCCGCGAGTCCTGCTGGCTACCGGATTCAGCGAAGATGATGCGACGGGGAAGGCGCTCGAGACGATGGCGGGAAAACTGCGTGCGGTGGCGTACGTGGACTGTGCCGCCGGTGCGACCCTGCAGGAGGTGGTGCAGCGTCGGCAGTCATACGGCGCAAGAACCGAGCTGCTGCGGCCACGCGTGCAAATCAGCGATACCGACGGCCAGCTGGTTTACCGTCCTTACTCAGCCTTTGCGGCGGGTCTGCGGGCGCGTATCGATTACGAGAAGGGCTGGTGGTGGAGTAAGTCCAACCAGGAGGTTAAAAACATTCTCGGGGTGGAGCAGATTGACGAGTTTATTCTCGGGGAGGAAAACTGCGACGCCAACCTGCTCAACATGCAGAACGTGTCCACCATCATCCGCCGGGCGGGGTTTAAGCACTGGGGTAACCGCCTCTGTGCGACCGATCCACAGTGGCATTTTGAATCGGTGCGCCGCTCCGCCGACGTCATCGAGGACAGTATTCAGGAAACGATGCTGGAGTACGTTGACCGCCCGCTGGACCGTGAAAACGCGGACGACATTATCGGCACCATCAATGCCTACATGCGAAAGCTGGTCGGGCTGGGAGCTATCTTTGGCGGTCGTGCATGGCTGGATGAAGAGCTGAATACGGCGGAAACGCTCGCGGCCGGTGTGCTGTATATCAACTATGACTTCGGGCCGAAGTCGCCGACTGAGCTTATCAGCCTGCGCGTCCGGGTGAATAACAACTATGCGCTTGAGGAGATGATGGCAGCATGAGCGATAAAAACACACTACGCGTCTGGACCTTCTTCCGGGAGGGGATCCGCATTCAGGGGGCGCATGAGTTCACGCCACCAGCGCTGGCCATTGTCAAAACGGACCTGCGCACCGGTGCCCAGGATGCGCCCACGCCCGTCGATGACGGTATGGAGGCGCTGACCTGCCAGCTTAAATTTTACGGTCTGGATGCGGATATGCTGACCGCCTTCGGGTTCGTTAGCGGCAGTCGTCCGCGCTTTACCGCCTACCAGGGCTATCTTGCCAACGGCACGGCACGGGGCACCATCGAGGAAATCGAAGGATTCGTGCATAACGTGACGCCGGATGCGCGCGGCAAGGACAACCTGTCAGAGAACGCCATCACGGTGGATATCGCGGTGAGCTACTACCGGCAGACCCTCGACGGGCGTGAACTGATTGCGATTGACACCGAGCGTTTTGCGCGCCGGGTGAACGGCGTCGACGTGCTTGCCGGACTGGCGGCGAAGGTCCGTCTGTAAACCACACCCCCTCTTATTCTCTCTACGGCCTGCGGGCCGTTTTTGCTTTCAGGAGTCAACCATGAGCTTTCCCGGCGAAACCCGTATTATCACCCTTCACTCGCCCGTCACCTTCGATAGCGGCGTCACGCTTGACACCATCACGATGCGCGAGCCGCTGGTGCGCGATCGTATTGCGCACTCAAAAGACCGCGGCACCGAAGAGGAAAAGGAGCTGCGTATGGTGGCGCAGCTCTGCAACCTCACCGAACAGGATCTGTGGCTGCTGACGGCAGTGGACTATGCCCGATTGCTGGACACCTTCAACGTTTTTATGCTCCCGCCCGGGGAGCGTCCGAAAGAGGACTCCTCCGGGCAGTAAGGTTTCTCGGGCGGCGGCTGCATTTTCCACTCGGAGATTATCTTGAGATGCCTTTCAGCACGTTCTCCGATTTTCTTTTTGATGAACTGGAGGTGATGAACCGTGGCAGGAGCAAGCCAGAATCTTAAGGCCGTCATTACCTTTGGCGGCAATATTGACAGCTCGTGGAATCGTTCCGCCGGCAGCCTGCAGAAAAGCCTGAAGGACGTCGGCAAGCAGTCTGAAAAACTGACCAAAGACCAGACGAAGCTGGCGGCGGAAATTAAACGCGCGAAGCTCGCCGGAGAGAGCCTCGGCGACCTGAAACGGCGCTACAGCGACGTGTCCCGGGAAATCCGTAAGACGGAGACCGAACAGCAGAAGCTGAATGCGCAGATGCAGAAGTCACAGCGGATGGCGGCCTTTAAAGGTGCCGGGAAAGGGCTATTCCGGCGAGGGCTGGGGATTGCCGGTCAGCTGGGTGGCATGATGGCACCGGGACTCGCCATCGGCGGCGGCGGGATGATAGCGACGGCGATGGGGTCGCTTATCGCGCCGGCGGCGACGAATGCCGAAACGGCCAGACAGGCCGGGGTGGCGAGAAGCTATGGCGTCGACGTGGGGACGTTTAACGCCTGGGACACGCTTGCAAAACAGTACGACATGAACGGGGAGAACATTGGCGATCTCTTCGAGGAGTACCTGCACAAAGCCGGTGAGTATAAACAGACCGGGAAACAGGGCGGGCTTTCGGATGCGTTCGAGACGCTGGGGTTTAAGGCCGGCGACTTTGCCGGGCTCAGCAATATGGCTCAGTTTGACAAAATTGTTGAACGGGCGCTGAGCCTGAAAGACGACTCTAAATCCTCATTTGCGCTGGATGCTCTTTTCGGCGGGGAGGCCAGCAAGCTGCTGATGCTTATCAAGCAGTCGGGGAAAAGTTACCGCGAGCTGATGGACGAGCAGCGGCGCTACAACATGGTCACCAAAGCCGGTGCCGACGGTGCCGTGGAGGGTAACCGGGCCATTACTAATTTGCGCACGGTAATGTCGTCCGCCATGGCAGAGATTTCCGGCCAGCTGGGGAACGAGCTGGCGCCGGATATTCGTCGCCTGACGGATGATCTGGCTGAGTGGTTCAAAGGCGGTGGGATCCGGAAAGTGGTTAACTTTCTACGTAACGATCTTTATCCGGGCGTGCTGACCTTTGGTCAGGGTGTGGTGTTTGTCGGAAAAATTATCTACGCGCTGGCGAAAAAACTCTCCTGGCTGTTACCTGACGATCGCACCGACCAGCGCGATGTACTGAAATCTCTGGCGATGACGGGATCGGTTGATATTGCCAGAATGACGGCGCAGCGTAATGGGCAGGGGGAATGGTTCGAACAGCAGCTTCAGCAGCACCCCGACCTTCCCCAGCGGGTAAAGGAGTCTTATACCTCTTCCCGGGGATTCATCAGGGATGATGAGGATACGTTCAATCAATCACTGGACGGTTATCTGACGCCACAATCAGAGGGGCTACCCGACTGGGCCGGTACGTTTCATCAAAACGCCGTCCGGCAGGATACCGGGAAGACGGAATCACCAGGTATGTCATTTCCGAATGCTGCCGGATCCGGAGACGGAACCTACTGGGATGGTTTGCTGAAACGGCTGGATGAAACGGAACAACGGCCGCCGGACAGGACCCTGACCGATAACCGTAAGTTTGATTATCACTTTGAAATTTACGGGGCTCCGGGGCAGAACGAAAACGCGATTGCAGATGGGGTCAGTGCGATCACAAAAAGCAATCCGGCGTTTACCGGCGATAACAGCATGCTAGACGGAGGCATTAACTGGTGAGCGAAATAATACCGCTGTTTGAGGATATGGGGCAGTCGCAGGGCTCTGTCGCCCGTGGCGGTCAGGCCGCCCGGGTTATGTTGATGCTGGGTGATTTTGCTTTCTCGATAGACTCCACCGCGTACAACCAGCTGACCCGGGAAGCCAGCTGGCGCTGGAGTGAACAGGAGCGCATCGGGAAACAGGATCTCCTGCAATATACCGGGAAACCCGGTCGTACGGTTCGCCTGGAGGGAGAGGCGCACGCCCTGTTTCGTAAAGGGGTGAATGCGGTCAACGACCTCTATGACCTTGCTGACCAGAAAAAACCGCAGCAGCTGGTGAGCGGTGAAGGCGACGTACTGGGCTGGTGGGTGGTGATCGACTTTTCCGATTCAACGAACCGGTTTTTGCCGGGGGGCGGTCACCGTAACAAAAACTGGACGATGACGCTGAAACATTATGCCGACGATATATCAAACCCGTGACGGGGATGTGCTGGACGCTGTCTGCGCATCGCACTACGGGACGGAAAATCTGTCCTGGACCGTGACTCAGGTACTGGAGATAAATCAGGGACTGGCCGACAGAGGGGCGATTTATCCCGCCGGTGTTTTCATCACCCTGCCAGACCTGACACCGCCGGTGCAGGCGTCACCATTTAGCTTATGGGATTAGCATGGCTGAGCAGACGGTTAAATCTGAATATGCGCCTGCCTACAGCGTCAGCGCCGAAGGGCAGGACATTACCCGGGCACTGAGGCAGAGCCTGGCTGAAATGACGCTGACGGACTACGGCGGCGCCACGGCAAAGGCGGATGAGCTCAAAATCACGCTGCTGTCGGAAACCCTCACGCTCCCCACCAAAGGTGCCCGCCTGCGGGTGGCGCTGGGCTTCAATGAACAGCTGGTGGACAAAGGCTGGTTTGTAGTGTCCGGCGTCGGGAGCAGTGGGCCACCGCGGCGTATCGAGATTTATGCCACGGCGGCACCCATGAACGCGCAAAAGCAGCCTGGCGACGTGATGAGCCAGAAAACCCGCAGTTGGGATAATTTACGCCTGACGGACCTGGTGAAAACCGTTGCCACCGACAATGGGTTGATCCCGAAGGTGGCTGACGTGCTGGCCGATATTCATATTGACCATATTGACCAGGTCGCGGAGTCGGACGCCAACCTGCTGTCGCGTCTGGCCCGGACCTATAACGCCGTCAGTAAACCCTCCGGCGGGTACTGGCTTTTCCTGCAGCAGGGGGCCACCGCCAGCGTATCAGGCAGACAGACCGGCGGTGTCACCGTCACGCCAGAGGAAGTTTCGAACTGGTCTTACAGCGAAGGTGAGCGAGGCAGTTCGACGGGGAAAGCGACCGGGAAGGAGGGGAAACCCGCCGGGAAAATTGGCGTGCGTTATTACGATGAGGCCGACGGGAAAACGAAAACCGCCACGGTGGATCACGACGGCCCTGCGCTGTCGAGCCCCTGGACCCAGCCCGCGAAGGATACCGCCGAACGGCAGGCCAAATCCCGAAAAACCCAGGCCCAGCGTAACGAGCAGAAAATGACGCTGTCAGGCCCGTGCCGGCCGAAGCACGTCGCTCTCACGGCGGAGTCCAGCGTGACCACCTCGGGGTTCGGGACGCGGGAAGACCGGGCGTGGGTGGTGGAATCCCTGGTCTTCTCGCTGGCGCCGTCGGGTTTCAGCTACACCTGGAATCTGGTCGTCGATATTCATAAACCGACGAAGGCGGGGAAAAAATCCGCCGGAAAAGACAAGACCGGCCCGGACTACTTCGGCTGAGCCTTCTGCCATCAGGCAACCCTTTTACGGAAAAATCATTATGAACGGTGTCAACAGCCGGACCGGCAAACGCCTGTCCGGTGTGGCGCATCTGCGCCAGTCCGTCAGCGATATCCTGAACACCCCGGTCGGCAGCCGCGTGCTGGTGCGCGACTACGGCAGCGACCTTTTTTCGCTGGTGGACAATCCCCGCGACGATCTGACGCGCCTGCGGATCATCGCCGCAACGGCCTCGGCGCTGGCGCGCTGGGAGCCCCGCCTGCTGGTGAAGCGCGTGGTGGTGTCCTTCCCGGAAAACGGCTCAGGTTGCGTACTGGATATTGAAGGAGTCAACAGGGAAAACCAGCTCCCCGTCAGCACAGGAGGTATACCAATTTATGGCAAGCAGCTATGACGTTATCAATCTGTCAGAACTGGCGGTGCCGGACGCCATCGTGGTCCCGGATGCCGCCGATATTTTTACCCGCTGGCTGGCACGCCTGCGGGAGCTGGATCCGGATTTTGATGCACTGCTGGAGTCGGACCCGACCTACAAACAGGGCGAGGTGAACGCCTATCAGTTGACGCTGGCGTTTCAGCGGGTGAACGATGCGGTACGGGCGGTGTTTCTCGCCAGTGCGAAAAGGTCGGATCTGGACCAGATTGGCGCGGCCTTTAACGTTAAACGGCAGGTTATTTCACCCGGCGATCCGGAGGCGGTACCGCCTGTCGATCCCGTGCTGGAAAATGATGATGCTTTTCGGGAGCGTATCCAGCTTTCATGGGCGCAGCTGAACACTGCCGGCGCGCGAAACGCCTACCGGTTTCACGCTAAATCGGCCGACACGGATGTACTGGATGCGGATGCCTATGGCCCTGAAACCCATAGCCGACCGGGTGAGGTGGACGTGTACGTGCTGTCCCGCTCGGGAGACGGTACCGCGCCACAACCCCTGTTGGATAAGGTTGCCAGTACGCTGAGCGCCGATGAGGTGCGTCCTCTGACGGATTTTGTCAGCGTGAAAAGTGCCGTGAATATTCCCTACACCGTCACCGCTGAGCTGGAAATCCCGGATGGTCCTGACGCACAGACCGTGCTGCAGAATGCAACCGACGTGGTCACGGCGTACACCATACTCTCGCACCGCATCAGAACGCTGGTGTCACTGGATGCATTTTATGCGGCGCTGCGACAAGCCGGGGTGGTCAGGGTACGGCTGAGCAGTCCGGCGGCGGATATCGAGGCAGAGGCGGGAAAAGCCCCCTGGTGTACGGCGATTAACGTGACCCGCAAAGCGGAGGCCGGAAATGGCTGAGAAATTTCGCTCTCTGCTGCCGCCCGCGGCGTTTCATCAGGAACGCGCGCAGGAGCAGGCCGGCCGGGAGCAAATCCTGACGCTGGATACCAACATGGTCAGGAAAGTCAAAAACCCCGACACCTGTCCGGCTCATTTGCTGCCCTGGCTTGCCTGGGAATATGCCGTTGATTTCTGGGTCGACAGCTGGACGGAGGAGGAGAAGCGGCAGGTCATTCGTGATACTGCCTATGTTCACCAGCATCGCGGCACGGCGGGGGCCGTAAGACGCTCTCTCAGCGCCGTCAGTCTTCCCACCACCGTCGTGGAGTGGTGGGAGGACACGCCGCATAAGTCGCCATACACCTTCCGGATCGAAGTTTACAGCCTGCAGGAAATTGATGATGAACTCTACAGGCGGATCCGGCGGCAGGTGGATAAGGCAAAAAACCTGCGTTCCTGGCTGACCACAATTGACGTGATCACCGATGTGGGCGCAAACGGAACCTATTACACGGGCGGTGCCGTCACCGCCTGGATTGATGTGAATATTGAGGTCGGAGAATAAACGTGGCTGAAAAATACTACAGCATACTGACCAACCGGGGAAAAGAGCTTGAGGCTCAGTCATCGGCGACCGGGCAACCGGTTATTATTAAAGATTTTGTGGTGGGGGACGGTAACGGGCAGGCGGTGACACCTGACCCGGCCAGAACGTCGCTGGTACAGGAAGTCTACCGTGGTGCAATATCCACTCTGAAAGTATCTCCTGAGCAGGCTAACCAGTGGATGGCGCACATTGTTCTGCCCTCCGACGTAGGGGGCTTTACCGTTCGTGAGGCTGGCCTGCTAACGGATGCGGGCGAGCTTTATGCCATCGCCAACTGTGCGGCGATTGAAAAACCTGAAAGCGGCGTCAGCGTCAGCCTGCAGTTTCGTCTGGCCGTGAATGAAACGGCATCAATCGAGCTCAAGGTAGCAACCGGTGACGGCCTGTTTCTGCGACAGGATGCCAATCTGAGTGATGTAATCGACAAAACGTTAGCTCGTGCCAACCTCGAATTAGGATCAGCAGCTAGAAACAATACCGGTGATTTCATCTCCTCCGGCGGCGGTAACTATCCGGCATATTTGCGAATGACGGGTATCGAAACTTTGCCGACGGAACCGGCAGCCGCCAACCTGTCTTCGTTGTATTCTGCACCAGCCCCCATTCCTGCAAACGTGATTGTTTCTGGTAGCGTATCGAATTGGTATAACTACCAGGCTATGTGGGGATTAAAACGTGATACCTCTAATGGGATTCAGGGCTGGGCGGTGCAAATTAATGGCCTGGATAAATTTAAGGTCGATTTGAGCGGAAATGCATATGCCAATAACCAGAAACTGGCAACCGAAGCGTATGCAAAGAATTACGCAGATACAACTTTTGTTCCGCTTACCCGTAAGGTCAATAATAAAGCGTTAAATTCTGATATCTCTCTTTCGGCAGCGGATGTGGGGGCGATTTCCAGCCAGGGTGGTAATTATCCAGCCTATCTGCGAATGACGGGTATCGAAACTTTACCGACAGAACCGTCAGCGGCGAATTTATCCGCGCTATATAGCGCACCGTCACCTATTCAGCCTGGCTCTATTGCTGCTGGCGGTGTCGCGAACTGGTATAATTATCAGGCGATGTGGGGGCTGATTCGTAACGCCTCTACGGGTATAACTGGCTGGGGCGTCCAAATAAATGGATCTATGCGCTTCACCGTAGGCCCTGATGGAAGTCTTTACTCAAATAGCGATAAGGTTGCTACTGAGTCATTTGTACAGCAATATTTTGTGCAAGATGTGAGACTTGGTTCTGAAACTACTGCGCCAGTTTCAACTCATAATCCTGGATTTGTTCTTACCGCTTTTGATGCGGTAGGTGGAGGTGCATCAGTGCTGTACTGGAGACCTGTTCAAAAATTAATAAATAATCAATGGGTAACGGTGGTTGGAATATGACAAAAATGAGAAGCTTTAAGGTAAATGAAAGTTTATCTCCTTATCAAGAGAGCCTTGCTAAAGAGTATAGTGCATCCTTTATTACCGATGAGGACGGTAATGACTGGTATGAAATACAAAAAGAGTTAAATAATGTTACATGGAAAGTAGTAGTTGACTTTGCTGGTGTCGTTGTCGCATTTAACCAAGATGCTTCAACATTGTTCCCTGTAGGATGTTCAGTTGTTGATGTGGAGGAAATACCCGATGACTTAGATAATAACGGCCTCTGGATGTATGATTTTAATCTCAGTAAATTTTCCTACAATTATATAAAGGAAGCTGAGAGCGAAAAAGAAAAAAGACTAAATGAAATAGGACCGAGAATTCAATACCTCTCGGATAAAAAGGATGATGGTGATATTACTGAAGGTGAGTCTAGTAAATTATTAATGTTCAGGAGTTACCGTGCTGATGTCCGAAATGTTGATGTGAACAAAGCTCCTGACATAGTATGGCCTGACGTTCCACAGTGATTGAAATAGCATAGGGCTAATGCTAGACTACAAAAAAAGTCACTGAGATACCACAATGTCGACACATTCTATAAAATCCATTCAAGCTCTTAGAGGGATTGCTGCTTGTATTGTTGTTCTATTTCATTATAAATGGGCGGTAAATATTGATTTGGGGAACCCATTTGTGTCGGCATTGTTTAATTCAGGCGGTCTGGGGGTTACTATTTTCTTTATATTGAGTGGATTTGTGATGATTTACTCAAGTAGAAACAAAAGCTCAGCAATAAATTTTGCCATTAATAGATTCTCCAGAATATATCCAGCATATCTATTCTTTATATTGCTTTGTTTTGCAATTGATGGTGCGATGAGTACATTTCATTATGCAGATAAAACGACAAGTTTTGTTAGGTCCTTCTTCTTTCTTCCTTCAATTACAGATGATGCACCGGCATACATCAATGTAAACAATGCTTCTGGTGTTAGGTGGACATTAAACTATGAGATGTATTTCTATCTTTTAATGTCATTGTCCTTTATCTTTAGGAAGAAAATAGCAGCTCTTTTTTCTCTGTTTTTTATAGCTTTGGTTGCCATGCCAGCAATTAGTGGCTTTTATCCGGGTGTTGATATACACGGATATCCGTATTCATCTGAGTTAATAGGATTTGCCACCAATCCAATTATGTATGAATTCTTGCTCGGTATTGCTATCGCGCTCTTGTATATCAAATTTGAAAACAGGCTTAATAGGCTGCTATCTGTTTTATTCTTTGTTTGTTCAGTTTTAGTAGTTGGATATTACTCATTGTTCAATGGGTATAACGATCATGGGCTGAAATCATCTGCTTTGTTTATGGCTATTTTATTCATGGCTATTGTATTCAATAGGGAGTGGCTCGATAAAGCGACTCCGAAGGTTCTTTATTATCTGGGTGAGATATCGTTCTCTGTATATCTCCTCCATAACCCAATGATGTCGATTACTAGGAAGTATATATATAACACTGATAAAGGATGGCATGTCTTTTTTACAGCACTGATTCTCACTTTTATTGTATCTCACCTCTCACATAAATATTTTGAGGTGAAAGCTTCTAAAGCACTAAGAAATTTTTTGATGTCAAAGATTGGCCGAAAAGAACAATCACTATCCACCATCAGCCATTGAGTTGGCTTGCTATGATGTGAATCCTAAACCTTAATGCTAGGTGTAAGTGAGGGCCGCAGCCACGTCGTATGCAGAAACGGGCTGCGGCTGGTTGCCGGGTGTTCATGCCGGAGGCAACGGCAGGGATTGTAGCAGTGAATTGGCATTCGGCAATAACTGATCTCGGAGCTTAGCGCCACGCTAACTTTCCCTGCCTCACAGCTGCTGTAATAGCTTGCCCGGCACTATTAAACTCAGGCAGCGGAAGCACAACCCACCCCGTTTTAACAAAGGCCAGAAGGCAACAACGCTCGTCTGCTGTGCTTTTAATCGCAAATGAGCGCATCTCTCCGGATGGCCTAGGAAGATTTTCGCCGGGGCGAGGGAAGTAAATCCTTACCCCAGAAATGATGATGCTATCCATCATTACTCTTCAACCATCCACATGTCAGCCTCTTCAAACATTTCCTGAATAGCTGTGCTGATCCGTTCCTTTTCGTGCTTGCTGGCATCGGTGTTAATAGCCGGTAGCGACATCATTGGCTTAACCCTGACCTCAGCTTCAGGGAAGATACGGTGAATTCGTTTTGTAAGCTCATTCAGAATAATGACCTTCGCACCAGGTAACCCTTCAACATTTCTCTTGTCGTAGACCAATTCAACGAACAT